GTGTAGAGGTACTTAACCGGAGAGTTAGATGCTAGTCTTTCTCTCCGGGGAATCGTGATGGGTTCCACGTCCGGGAAGTAATCGGGAGTAACGGCCACAACGGACATACCGCCCGGCCCATCAAGGACTAAAGAACCAGGACAAAAAGCGGAGATATCCGTAACAACCCTGGGATGCCAAAGAGGACAGGTACGCCTGTATCTTCTAAGGAACATCGGTCGATAGACCGGCGGGAGAGATAGAAGGGGTACCCTTAGCCAATCCCTCAACCGATGTTGAGGCCGCTAAGCTTTTATCTCTCCTGAATATTTCTAACGAGAGGAAAGAATATGGCAACCCCCACTTGCGAATGCGGACTAGATCCTGGGTCGGAATTTCATGAAGATTGGCATAGTTCATGCGTTTCTTTATGGGATGGAAAGACTCAGATGATTTTAGAATTGCATCGTCTCATTGAACTTCTCACCAAGCCCCACGATCCAAATGAAATAGGCATGGCTTACATTAGAGGGGTAGCAATTCAAGAGATAAGTGTAATGTGGGGAACTATTTCCTCCATGATAAAGACTTTCTCTGATCCAGTAGAATGGAAGCGGCAAGGCGAAGACTTCGAGAAAGTAATAGATGTCGCTAAGAAGATCAAGGAAGAAATAAAGGCTAAGCCACCCCAAGAAATTGCAAGAACACTGGCCGATCTAATCGGCAGAAAGAAGGATTCTGATGGCTGAAAGTCGCTGGGGAAAGCCCGGTTTCGAGCAACCATTCTCTATTCCCAATGATCTACGCCGAACCGTAAGTAAGTTCTCAATAGCCACCCGGCAGAAGATCTATGCCTACATTCAGCGAGGCGGAATATTCAACTACGCTTCTTGGGATGGTTGCGTGATGAATGCTGCTTCCGGTGGACAAGTTCGTTCACACCAGGCAGCGGCAGAGTATTTCGGTGAATTAGAATACGACGTTACGAATTTCATCATTGCTTGGGATAGATTTGCTGCTATTTCTCCCTCTAGGGAAACGGCAACTCGAACTCTTAAGACTATTCTCGAACGGACTGGTCTTGTCGAAGCTTCTCCCAAGGAAGTTTCCACGGCGAAGATTTATCGTGTACGGATCTTTACCTCTAAGGAAACTAAGATGGTTGAGGAACTTCGGGCAGAGATTGAAGCCGGTGCCTTCGATAACATTGTCGAAGAGATGAAGGAACTCTGCTTTGTCTGACACTCAGGGCCATCTTAAGAAGGCAGCAGAGTATCTCGATCAGGCAGATAAAGTAGCAGATTTTAAACACCCCAATCCCTCTAAAGCTCAATGGGCACAAGTTCATGCTCTTGCTACTTTGTCCGCTGCTCATCTAACAATGGCTGCTGCTTGTGAGGCTTTCAATGGCTAGACAAGCCGGCCCATTAGTTCTGCGTCGAGTCTATGATAATCAAGACTTCGCAGATGCCCTACAAATGATGCTGAACAGGATGGCGTTTAGCGAGCAGAAATATGGACCGCTCGAAAGCAACTATCCTGTTCCTCATCATGCTCGACGAAATGCCCGAGCAAGATTAGCTCGTTATGAGAACACTCATAACAGGGAGTATCTTCTGGACGTGGCTAACTTCGCAATCATTGAATACCTGCGTCCCTCTTTTCCTGACGCTTACTTCGAGGCAATGCCTGCCGAAGCAACGAGTCTAGAATGATCCTCAACGAAAGGAAACATATGAGGAAGCGAATGGCGGGAATTCTTCTCGCTGGTGCAATTACAGCAGGAACATTGGGAGTTACTTCTCCCGCAGAAGCTCATTCATTTGGAGCACAAGGACCACCCCATACTCACCTTACTAATCCGGGGTGTACGACCACCAACTGTTACCGTTGGATTCTTCAAAACGGCGCCATCATGCAAGGCCCGTGGGCACACTTCGCTGGACAACTTGGTTACGTCCTGGTGATGTGTTCTTTGAAGGACAACATTAGTGGTTCTTGGAAATGGGAGTGGAATCCTGATCCGTGGGGTTCATCGGGTTCGCCTGGCAACCTGTACCCGTACTGCCTCAGCCCTATTTATTCTGGCACGGCCTGGCCTAAGCGGCCATAAGTAATAACTCCCCGGACCCTGAAAGAGGTAGGATCGAATCCAGTCCGGGGAACTATGAATGATGTACCCAAAGTCTCCCACTCACAAGTCCAAACCTTCCTCCGCTGTAGGAAGAATTGGCAATACGCCTACATTGATAAGTGGATGCCCAAAGAGCGGAACAAAGCAATGGAGTTGGGCGACTATTGTCATGGTAAGCTAGACATATACTATCAGTTGCTCCGCCAAACTCAGGACCCGGAGGAACTGTTAGACGCATTGCAAACCAATATCCTAGAGGATATTCTTGAAGATGGTTCCAATGGAGAGATAGTTTCCCGCTGTATTCAAATGATGACTCGATACATTCGAGAGCATTCCCCTGGGGTAGACGTAGACATTGAAATCATCGAGTCTGAAATGCACTTCGAGGCTCCCCTTAGAACACCTAAGGGTCGAGACTTTATCCTTGAAGGATACGTTGATCTGCTATACTCAATCGGCGGACAGATTAGAGTTCGTGACCATAAGACAACAGGTAAACCCAACAACTTTCGCAAGCAAGGCGTGACCGAGTATGATCAACAGCAGCCTACGTATATAGGCGGGCTGAGAACCGTAGGCATCCCGGTATTCCGGGGAGAAGTTAATGAACTCATCACTTATCCATATAAGAATTACATGCAGGAACCAATTGATAAGTTGATGAGAGTCACTCCTACTTACCGAACCGATCTACAAATCCAAGCAGCAATGGATTGGTATGGACAAGTAGTAGATCAGATGATCGAAGAACAAGTATTCCTTCGCTCACTCGATCCGGGTTGTCGGTATTGTAACTTCCGGGAGCCTTGTTTAATGTCTCAACAGGGGATTGATGATGGACCTATCCTTGACCTCGCCTTCAAGAAAAAAGATGGATGGAGTGAATACCATGCAAATACGCCCCGTCCATAGTGTCACCCTAATCTTTGCCGACGGCACGGTAGATACCTTTACACTACAGGAGGGGGCCGGATACTATAGGGAATCCTACACTTACGAGGCTACCGATAAAGAGGGACTTAGTAAATGGGGGGGCCGAATTGAAACCCATGAAATATTCTGGACAGAACGAAAGGACAGAGATGCTGACGACTCAGCAGGTTAGTAAGCTGCTTAACGACATTGCTAGTGAGGTATATAACGCCAAGGCAATGCCTGTTGTAGAAGATCCTCCCGATCAAGATATGACTCGTATCTGGATTAAGGAAGGTGTCCGTCTAGAAGTTACTGGTCAGGCGCTGACTACTTATGACCTATAAGACAGGTCAACCTAAAGCTCTAGTAGGCAACTGGTTCATCTGTTTATTTGGTGAGCCGGGAGTTGGAAAGACTTCGCTTTGTGCGTATGCTCCGCCTCCTGTTCACTGGATAGACACTGGTAGCGAGACAATGATTCTCGCCTACACTAGTTCACTCCCTGATATGGGAGACATTCCTCAGCCGGAAGCAGTTCATTTCTGCCCGGAACCGCAAGATGTGGCTTCTGTTCTTCTCGATGTTAAGGCGAAGAAGCTTAAGCCAGCTACTCTAGTTCTGGATAATCTTTCTGACCTGACTCATGCTCAGCTTAGAGATTCGGCAACGAAACTTAAGACTGGACGTGATCGGGCGGGAGTCACAATTCCCATTCAGGAAGATTACCTGATAGCCACTACCTTTGAGCGAAACTTCTTCCTCGACTTTGAAGCGGAAGCCTATCCGTGTAATGTCGTGGTACTCGCTCACCGATTGGAGGAAACCAACGAGAAAACTAAACGAACAACCATCAGACCAGACCTCCCGCCAAAGTTGTCCAACCAACTTACGGGTAAGGTAAACGCACAACTCTTTATGACGCTGGAAGTTAACCAGCTTCTAAAGACCGAGATAAGAACTGTTCGGGCAAGACCTACCAACATCATTGAAGCTAAGAACAGGTTTGATTTGCCCGCCGAATTCCCCGCTTCCGATTTGTGGAAATTGATTGGAGAGAAGAAAAGTGCAACTAAATCTTGACATGAAGAACATCAAGAACCTGTTTGAGCCGGTTCCTGATGGTCTTTACCGAGTAAGGATTACCGGATTCACCGATGAAGATTCCGGTAAGGGTCCGTGGTCCAGGGTTGATATGATGATCAGTGACGGAGAGTTCGCCGAGTCTCGGCAGCTTACCGATAACTGGATGTTCATGGAATCTGGCCTGTGGCGGACTAAGCCCAAGATGGAAGCCTTTGCCGGTCAGAGTCTTGATGACGAAGATTTCAGTTTCGATTCGGATGAGTGGATCGGACTTGAAGCAATGGTTACCACTACCACAGAATCCTACCCCTTGAAAGACCCAAAGCCTGGTGGACCTACTGAGGGAATTAAGTCAACGATCGTAGAATACTACGCTCTCTCTGACTCTCCTGTGGCTTCGTCCATCTGACAAGTTGTGGGGAGAGAGGGAAAACCCCTAACAATGGAAGCGGCTTAGTCCACTCTCATTAGTTGCGATGGTTGCTACAACAACATCAGCAAGGGCACTTCTTCTCTCCCCACTCTGTCTGAGAAAGGGTAGGGTGATGGAGTCAAACATTGAAGGCTTTTTCAGCCTTCTCTTTCAGTACGCTCCCCCCGGGACATTGTATTATGGGGCGAGAATTCTTAAGCCTGTTAAGAAGGCTTACCCTAAGTTCTACTCTGATCCCAACCAACTAATTGCGGCGATCAAAGAGCATCAAGAGAACGATCAAGCCGATTTCTATTTCTCGCCCGCCTTTTATAAGCGACAGACTAAGGCTATCAAGTCTAATGTTGCTGGCGCTGGTTGTGTGTGGGTAGATTGTGACGACGGCCTACCTGAGTTCGAGCAAGAACCAAACTTCCTGTTAGAAACAAGCCCGGAGAGATACCATGCCTATTGGATATTGGAGCGATTTCGTCCAGCCGAGGAAATCGAAGCGATCAACCGAACCCTTGCGTATCAATATAATACTGACAAATCAGGATGGGATTGCACTCAACTTCTACGTCCCCCTGGATCTTATAATCGAAGGCGAAGTAATCATCAGACGCAAATACGACGAAGTGATACGAGTAATACCTTCACCTTCTCAGAAGTCCACGTTGACGATTACAAGAGCCACGATAGAAAGACAGATGGAGGCGGGGGAAGCATTGAATCTCTCTTCGCAGAACTTGTATTTACGCAGAGAGTTCGGGACCTTATCTTCTCTGCCACCGGCGAAGGGACAAAAGAAAAACGCTCCGGACTTATCTATCATACCGCCTGTGAACTGGTTGGAATGAGGTTGAGGGATGATCAAATCCTTCAACTTTTACAGTATCAAGATGCTAGGCTCCACAAATTCACCGATCGTCACGATCAAGTTAGTGTTCTACAGGGAGTAATCGAAGCCGCTCGGAAAAAGACCGGCACAGTTGAACCAATCCGTCAAGAGAAGCCTCTCTATCAGATCTGGCGCGGTAACAAGGAATTCTTCCTCGCTACCGAAGAAGATAAGTTCCTTGTGCAGCATATCTTCTTCGAGGAAGGCATCCTTGTAGTCGGGGGAGAACCTGGATCGGGCAAATCTAGATTCGCTCTGGACATACTAGACAGTATTTCCTGTGGGGCCGACTTTATTGGCAAGGAAGTAGGCGAGCCGAGGAAATGCGCTTACCTCGGATTGGATATGCCTGCACGCCGAGTTCGCTCAATTCGTATGCAACAGTCAAATGCGTATACGAAAGAACAGCAAGATCTTATTAACGAGAACATGACGCTATTGATTCGTGGCTCTGGTATGGATATGACCGATACACGAATTCAAGAGCAGGTTCAATCAGATCTGGTTGAGTCAGGTGCCGCCGTAATCTGCATTGATGTTATCGGCCGGGCTGTTCCCACGTTGAATGAAGATGTTCCGGCCCAGATCTTTCTAAACTGGGCACAAGATCTGGTCAATGATTACCAGGTTTCCTTCCTTCTAGTAACTCATACGAGGAAGGTCCCTGTAGGAAACAAAGCTGCCTATAAACTCGATGACCTATACGGTTCCCGTCACTGGTCAATTACTCCTGACACCTGCATCATCCTTGAAGATCAGGGGAAGGGCAAAGAGACGATCATTCACGTCAACAAGGATAGGTCCGGTGAACTTGGAGATGAGTTTCGTGTGTTTAAAGATTACGATACGAGTCACTACTCACTAGTGACCGGCGAATCGAAGTCCCAGGATAAACAGGGAGAGCAGATAAAGATGGGAGAAAAAGGGGTGACCGTGTGACTCTCGTACAAGATGACGCTGACGTTGAAATCTTCCGGACCTGGTTGCGCCGCCAAAGAATCTTGGCCATAGATACCGAGACAAATATGACTGACTTGGATCACGAGAGATTCTTAGTCGGTGCCTCTTTCTACGCTAAAGGTGACGATCCTTGGTATGTTCCGTTCGGCCATGAACATCCCTTCATCCCTGTAGAAAATGTACCCCTCTGGGATTTCTCCAAGGACATTCATCCTGACTGTACCCTGATCTTTCACAACGCTAAGTTCGACTTGAAGGTTCTACGCAAGACAGGAATTGATCTTCTCTCCTGGAACATTATAGATACGATGCTCTGGCATCATCTGCTAGACTCTTACCATCCCCCGAAGGGATGGCCTGGACATACGCTAGAAGCCTTAGAGAAGGCCCTTCTAAAGAAAGACACTAAGGCAGCGCTTGTCAAACAGATTAAGGTGATCCGCAAAGACTATGGAATGGAAGCCGTTCCCCCATTTGTGATGGCTGGCTACGCTTCCAACGACGTAGTTTCCACCTACCAACTCTATGAGTTGTTCCTTCCACAAATGGAGGAATGGCTTTTGCTTTCTATTTGGGAAATCGATTTGGAGTTTATGCGACTCCTAGTGCGGATCGAAGAAGTCGGACTTCTGTTAGATCAATCCGAGTCTCTGCGGCTTGCAGCCGAATCCAAAGTTCGCATGGATCAGATTCGTACATATCTACCATTTGATCCAGCGAAAGATTCACAAGCGCGGAAGCGTTTCTTTGGGGACGCTCCATTAGGTTTAGGTTTGCAGCCATCGAAGAAAACTCCTAGTCAATTGCCAAGTGTCGATGAGTCGGTGCTCGAAGGCATCAACCATCCCGAGGCAGGTCTCTTACTAGAGTATAGAGGATTGGCTAAGGCTACGTCAACATGGTTTCAAGGACTGCCCGACAAGGCTGACCAGGGCGGATACGTTCACCCGTCATTTAAGCAGCACGGCACCGTCACTCATAGGCTGTCTGCGGAGAACCCCAACCCTCAGCAGTTCCCCCGAGATGGCGACGTGAAGAAATTGTTTATGCCAGAGAAAGGGCATGATTTAATCGAATTTGACTATCGAACTGTCGAGTTCAGACTAGGTGCTGTCTATGCTGACCAGAAGGGTCTGTTGGAAATCTTTAGAAATAATGGCGACCTTCATGCAGAAGTTGCTCAGAGACTCAATATCTCTCGTCCAATTGCGAAGAACGTGAACTTCACCATCATTTACTTAGGTGGTGTCGAAGTTCTCTACCACAAGTACGGAATCCCTCGCAAGGAAGGTCAGCGGATCATCAATGACTATAAGAAGGAGTACCATGAAATCTTTGCGATGGCTAAGAGATGCCAACAACTAGCAGAATCTCGTGGGTGGATTCGCTATTGGGATGGGCGGCTGAGAATCTTTAAGAACAAGTGGGAATGTAAGGATGCGTGGAACTCCTTGATTCAGGGCGGATCTTTCCAGATCATTAAGCGCTCTATGCTGACGTTAGCAGAGCAAGGCATTGATATTCGTAACCAGGTTCACGACTCTATCTGGATCAATTACCCTAAAGGAGAAGATCCACAGAAGGTCTGTGACGTAATGACTAACTGGACTGTCGAACAATTCGGCATTCCATTCCATGTTGAGTGGAAGGTGTTGCACGCATGATTCTTTATGGCTTTGATCCAGGAGAGCACATCGGTTTCGCGGCCGGCTCAATCGAGGATGGAACTTTTACCATCACTGAGGTTCAGGAGATGAGTCAGAAATCATTTGATGAGTGGTGTGTTTCTCGAATGGGTGTTAGTTACGAAGCAACTTTAGTCTGCGAGGATTACATCATTGACCCGCGGCCGAAGAATCGGGGAGGTTCTGGCTATGATCATCAATGGGATAAAGGGATTTCCTTGCGGCAAATTGGAGCACTACGGCTTCTGTGTCTGGTGAATAATTGGACGTTTGAGGCGCAGCCGAATACTCGGAAACCGGCAGGATACGGATTTCTAGGGGCACAGTATAAGCGGGGGGCAAAGGGACGTCATACGTTTGACGCTGTAGCGCATCTAGCGTTCTACGGGGTGAAGCATAAATTGTGGGTTCCTGATATTCCAGAAAAGGCGCCCGAGCCAATCTCTCAGAATACGAGTAACCGCCCCAAACCCCGTATTGTTCATCACGCCTTATGGCGCCAGCCTCGCAATCCTTCCGCCTAGCGCATTTCATACAAATGGCTTTAGCTTTGGCTATTTCCTTGACCTTATCTTCCCCCACAAAGAAAAGATCCGTATTATGCAAGCAAGGCGGGGACCATCCCTCGCCATCCGTGCTCATCGTACAAGCCTCCCGTTGCCGTCTGTGTGGCTCCCTGTTGGGTTGAGCCTAGCACCCCGGCCACTTCCCCCACAAGTGCATTCTGACGAGAGGCTAAAACGAATTTAACATAGACTGAGATCCTCAGCCTCCGCTGGCCTTGCGGACAGCCGTGATGAAGTCATGCTCTCTCGCAATGATTTCTCCCGAAGGATCTTTCACGAGATAGTACGTTCCGTTCTTCTTCGATGTAGTCTTAGTAATCTTGTACGGAGCGATAGCGTCGTTGACTTCCTTAAAGACTCCTTCGATCGGATCAATCTGTCCTTGGAGAGCAGCTTGTTGTCTCTGCTCAGTCATTCGACCGATCGGAATTCCAATTGTTCCAAGCCGTTCAAGAATAGCGGTGCCCGGTCCTTCCGAAGCGCTAGTTTTTTGTGGCGAAAGAGGATGACCCGCCATTCTTGCACCAATAGATACAGTAGGAACCTGGCCTAAGATCCAATCCCCCCACTGGTCAATCTTTCTATCGTTGAACAGAGTCTTACCAGAAGCAAGTTCGATTCCGCCGCGAATTGGTGGAGCGAATTGATTCAATGCGTTAGTGAAGGGTGCCCGCATAGACTCCCCTCCGAGTAAACGGTTAACTACGTTCAACGGAGTTGGATCACGAAGATACAAAGGCTCAGCTTCGTCAGTGAGTCTAGTAACTCCTTGCTGCTTCGCCCAGAACGGCCAAATCGTTCCGTCATCCTCTTCCTTAGGGACTCCCAATAACTGCTCAACGGCTCTCTTGGAACGATCATAGTGAGCCATTCTACCGGGACGAGTGATCATGCCTTCTAGCATGAGTGGGGTAGCCTTACGCATGAAGGTATAGAACGGAACAAACCGCTTACGAATGTTTCGTTCAAAGGGAGTAATCGCTGTGTAGTCAATGTTCCACTTGGCTACTCGCTTAGCCGCTAATTCTGTGGCACCTTCATACGCCTTGTCCCACTTATATCCACGACCAACAAGTCTCCGAGCTTCATCATCTACAGCATGGAGATAGTGAGCAAACCTTACCCACTCTTCTCGTGTTTCATAAAGATTCTGACCTCCTCTAACGAAGCGGCCCGGTATTCCTCGTAGGCCCTTAGAACCAAGTCGTGAAATGTGTCCCATTCCTTCGGATCGGATAAACCCTCCGGACGGAGCCTTACGCTTGAAGTCATCCAAGATCTGTCCCGCATCAACATTTCTCCTCGCAATACTAACAGAACGAAGCGGCGCTTGTTCCTGAACATGGAGAATCCCAGCGGCCTTTTTATACCAGGACGGACTACGCACACCGTCCATATAGTTTAGAAAGAAGTCACCGATAGTATTGTTGACCCAGTTCCCAGGGTTGGCAATTGTGGCAGAAGTCTTGAACATTCTAACCATTGCATCGTAGGCGCCAAGGAATCCATCAGCTTCCACGTTATGCCCGATACCCATGAGGTTATCCATAGTCTTGAAAGTGTCATGGATTTCAGGAGCAAGATACCACTTAGCGTTCTCTGCTGCTGCTACATCTTGAAAGGGCTTGTTCATGGACTTGCCGGAAACCTCTTCCAATCCAAGTCCATTAGCTAGTGCAGCGTTATCTGTCTTAACTCCGAAGTTAGAGATAACTCCCTGGCGAAAGTTCGCTCTTTGGAGATCACGGACATAATCTCGGTGCTGCATGATAAGGATTCGGTCAATACGATCCTCTGGCTTAAGTCCTGCCTTAGCGGCAGTATCTACCGTAGCTCCCTTTCGCCCAGCCTTTATGTCAACATTACGAGCGTCCTTGAAAGCTTTGATAGCCTTCTTATTCCGGGAGTGATAGTAGTGATAGAGATAGTTCTCCACCTTCTCCCCAGGCACATACTTACCCAGAGCAGCCTGTTGATCGAAAATATCCTGAGACATTTTCATAGCCTGGACTCTAAGTGCATCTAAATGAGGATTCTCTAGAGTGTAGCCACCTTCTATCGCCCGCCGGATTTGCTTAGACTCAGCATGAGTGATGGTGTTAGTGAAAGTCTTCATCACATTGTTAGCAAACTCAATATGTGTGGCAGATCCATTGTTCTCAGCCGCTTGCCGGATGTAATTAGTCTCGTCCGGGAAGTGAGAACCCATTCTGAAAGCCTTCGCAAAAGTCCCGCCCGGCCCTGTAGCACCTAATCTACCTACCAGTTCAAAGGGGACATACATTCCTCGCAAAGCAGCCCCGATAGGGGCAAAGTCTCCTAAGTCCTTCCCATTGAACCGAATAGCAAAGCGCTTTCCAATACCCTCTTCGAGAATCTTAGTCATCGCCTCTGTAGTGGGCAGAATTTCTTCGAGCAAAGACTCATCGAATAGTTTAGCTCTCTGCTCTGCACCAGTTAGAACCTTACCAGCCTTCTTTAGCTCGCCAACCTTTGCCTGAGTTCGGACAAGTGCAGCTTCCTGAACTCCCTCCTCTCCGACCATTCTTAGCGCTGTTTGTGCAACTCTAGATCTGATCCCTGCCTTGGTAAGCGGGCGGCCAAAAATTCCCGCTTCGTTTAGAATGTCAATGGCGGTTTGCTGAGCATTAACCGGATCGGCTAGAACTTGTTGTGCGGCCTGCTTAACAGTAGCAGTATCCGCAACGGCATGAGTAGTGGCGTTCTCTTTCTCTACAATCATACGTGAGATTTCATCAGAAAGTTTAGGCGGAGTTGCACCCTTTAGTGATTCCCCAACCCCATCGGCAACTTTAGGGCCACTAGCCTCTGCTTCTTTCATTAGAGCGATGATTTGCTCTTGGATTGTAGGAGATGCATTACCAATAGCTTCCTTAGTGGCCTTTGGAATAGTGCTTACTGCTTCGCCTCTGGCAATCTTCTCTGCAAATGTCAGAATCTGAGCACTATTATCTGGAATAGCGGCAACCCTAGCCGCCTGCAACTCACTATGAACAGCAGTCATTCTTCGAGCTAAAGCTTCGTTCCCAGGATTCTTTTGTACGAGTTTGTTCAAACGCTCAACTCGCTTTTCAAGCCCGGCAATTTTACCTAATCCTACAGGGGTGGCCCTTGCAACATCTCTAAGGTGTTGAGCAGCCGTCATCCTATTAAGAAGTTCGTCATGCTTAGCGACTGTTGCGGCCAAATTGTCCTCGGAGCCTTTGCCCTTCTTAAGCAAAGACTTAGCGGATTGAACCTGCCGAGCGGCTTTTGCAGTTTCGTTTCGGAGCGCACGGAATCCCGGCTCGGAAGCATCAGTAATTCTTGCGGCTTGGGAAGCTTTAGCCGTAACTTCTTCTACCCTTGCTGCGGATTGAACTTCATCTGTCAATTCAAATCCACGCCCAGGAAGTCCAGTACCGAGTTCCTTTACTCTCGGACCAGGCATAAGTTCTCTCGGTGCCGCCCAATCATGGGGGGTTTCATCCGCCAGGCGAGCTAATACGTTATCAGCAATCTTTGCACCCTTAACCGCATCTTGTGTATCTCTTGCGGCCTTGGTTGCAAGTGAAGTAGCCCTAGCAGATTCAAGAACATGCTCTGCATTTCTAGGAGCACGCAAAACGTTTGCGCCTTTGGCTACAACTCCCGCGGTTACAGCATTTAGCGGATCAATTGCAACATCTGTTGCGAAACCAGCGGCAGTAGGAACTATCTTCTGAGGACCCGTTAGAGGCTGATAATCATTAGCCCTAACGTACTCCTGCGTGAAGGGTTCCATGAAGGAATAGATTTCTCTACCCTGCAATCCCTGCCATATACGATTAATGGGGCCTTGTTTCTTCGCCTTTTCCCAATAATCGTATTCGGCCTGAGCGGCAGCAGCCTGAGCCGGAGAGAGTTTCTTTCCTTCTGCACGAAGTTCTGCTACGGTGCTTGGACGACCTTGCGCCATTTCAACAAGTGCCGTCATTCCACCAACAGCTGCATTCCCTGGACGACCAATTAAATCAAGCGCCCTACCAGCAACATCTCCGACAACAGATTCTCCAACTGCTTTTGCTTTGTCCGCAATGTTCCTCTGCCAGAAACTCTTTGGCTTGAAGCGGTCAAGATCAGGTGCTACGCCCGTTTTGAAGTCGGCTTCTAGCTGAGAGATGATCCCCTTAATCATCTCTTGTCGTTGCTTAAGAGATTCAGTTTCTTCGCGCTCAGTAGTAGGCTTCCGAGTCGATGTATTTACACCGCCAACTTCCACTCCACTCCCTCTAGCCCTACGAGTTTCGCCAGGCTTAGAAGGACGATAGGGAGCCTTAATTTGGGGTATAGGAGTAGAAGCCTTAGAGTATTGGGGAACGTCAACACCCTTATCCCGCTTGTATTGCGCCCGCCACAGCAAAATCTGTTCGTTAGCCTTGGCCAACGCCCGTTCATTGGCTGCTCGACTATCAGGCTCTTTCGCATACTTCTTGTATGTGAAATATTGAATAGGAGCGCCAGATTCTTTAGCTTCTGGCTTGGGCATTTAGCGCCTTCCTTTTAGGAGCATAGGGCGCCTCGCTCCGCCCTTAGTGGCGGTAATCTTCTTAGCGTTACTCGTCTTCTTTGAAGTCTTTACTGGAGCCATCCCGCCTCGTCTTTCTGGGCGGACATAATCTGACGAGTAAGTAGAACCAGAAGGGGGATTGTAAGGATTAATTGCAATAAAAGCCATTTGTTCCGCAGGCATTCCTGGCGAACTTCCACTAGAACTTCCACTCTTCTTTCCACTCCTTCCTCGTCCGCCACTTCTTCCCCCGCCCCCTCCACCGCCACCGCCACCAGAACCTCCACCGGCTTGTGCTTGTAGCCCTTGCATTTGAGCGAGAAGATTAGCTAGAGATGTTCCCGCTTGAACGTCAAAGGAACCAAGACGATCCCTAAGAAGTTCTCCGTAACCGCCCTTTAGAAGATCATATGAAGCCATCTGATTAGTACGATTGGCTTTGTTCATGTTGAGAATCTGATTCATCTGTTGATTCGTACTCTCAACACCAGGACCCTTTAGGGCATCTTCTAGCCCAAGACGCTTAGCAATCTCAGATTGATAGTTCTGAGAGTTCTGATAACCAGCTTGAACAGTAGCATCAGTATTAGCAAACTGGCTCATCATTTGCTCTCGGGCAGCATTTGACCGAGCATCATACTGATCTACTGCATCTTCCGCTCCATACCTAAGTCCTTCGTACAGATCGGAAATCTTTCCAGCCACGTCTTGAACTTCGGGCGGCAAACCACCAAAAGCAGCCTTAGCTGCATTACCCTTTGTTGCAGACGTCCAAGCTCTAGCGTCTTTAACCCATTGAGAAATCTCTGCCATTTAGAATTGCCGCCCTCCATAACCTTGTCCCTTAAGCACAGGCTTCGGAGGAATACTAGTTGGAGCGGGACGCATTGGAATTGCCGGAGCAGGAGCCGGTGCTGGCATAGGATTATATGGAGCGGGAGCAGATGATCTAGCGGGAGCCGAAGTAGGCGAACTCCTAGAAGGTGCAGGACGGGGAGCAGAATATCCACCTCCACCACCTTGTGGCTGCTGCATTGCATTCTGTTGCATTACAGAGTTCCACAGATCAATTGCCTGTTGATGAAGGAACGCCTGCAAATCAGTTCCATAACCCGATTCCGCAGCCATTCGACCAGAAGTCAAACCCTGCTCCAAATTGAGACGATTCCTTCCAATCCCTTGAATACCGGAATCACGATTTGCGCCGAGGTTTGCAATGTAACGATCGAAGTCTGCGTTAGTACGACCGACTTCATCAACATGGGCGCCAGAGAAACTCTGCCCCCTCTGAGCAAAGCTGCCCTTAAGGGCTTCCAAAGCCCTATCTCGATCAATTGCGGACTGAGCGAAGTTCTGCTCATAAGTCCGATTCAGGTTTCCTTCTTCTGTATCATACTGAGCAGATGATTGAAGTCCCTGCCGATACAAGTCCGACATAGACTGATCAAACTGCGTGTTTCCTCCGAACCCTGCGGCTCGGTTAGAATCAATACCCAACCGCTGTAGGATTGCAGATCTTTGAGAAGCGGGATTAGTAAATCCTGCCAGAACGTCCTGTAGAGCCATTATCTAGCCTCCTCCCAATAGCTCTGTGGAGCTTCTTGGGTTCGTATTTAATAGGACCTAAAGTTCGTTGAAGGTCTTTAAAAGAATCGTCGGGTCTAACAGCAGTTGCCCCCTTAAAATTAGGGGAGTTCGTGCCACTAAACCCATAGAGTCTCTTCCCTTGTCGGAGTGTATTTGACTTCATAGGTTGATACATCGTCAAGTTCCTAATCATCCTGGAACAAATGAACAGTTAATAGTGAAAAGAGCGTTATTCCCCGTGACAGGCACAACTGCACCGACAGAAGTAACGTCCAATCGACCAGTTAAGTTAAGCCCATCAAGTTGAGAAAAAAGCATTTGACCGGAAGGTCTATAACCCACATCAAGTACGAAAGCAGGAAGTGTCATCGTTCCACTTTTAATTGTACCTTGAATATGAACAACTCCACCAATTTTTGTATATCGGGCCGTTCGAGTTCCTCCGCCGAAATCTGTCCATGAGTTAAGAAATGTAGGTGTTATCCAAACCGGTATCTCTGGTCCATGGCTATGATCTGACCGTGCCGGACTGTCCGCCATACCTATAGATCCGATCGAAGCCATATCTGATACTGCCACAGGAGAATCAAACGCTCCACCGAAAGTATGACGTAACGAAGTATCATGGTGCTGGACATCTAATGCTTTAGATAAATCGGATAGAAGGGCTAATGCACGGCGTTCTTCCTGAGTTCTATGAGAGTGACCCTCACGCTCATTCTGATTTGGGTCGAAATCACTCATTGCGGATTCTCCGACAGCGTGCGCTTATTAAAGAAGTCTAAGTCATAGCCGGTTATAATATATTCCAGAACAGTATCGGAATCAAATTCCAATTGGAGTCTTCTATTATAACCGCAGCCAGGAATCTTGTGCGCCAGTGTCCCCCTCTGATTAGGCAGAACCAGGAACTCGTGCTGATTAGTAACCTGGTCTAAATCAAAATTATGGTGGGTTCTAAACTCACCATTTCCTACTACCTCTTGGGCAGGAACTGTCATTTCAAGGGTGGAATACTTGTGACGCTTCACTCGATAGAAAGCACCATTATCCCAAGATTTCGACTTAAACGTAGTATGAATAGGAGTAATCACTCTAGAACCGGGAGTAGCATGGTGCAGGACATAATCAGAATAGTCTGCATTAGCGGGATGGTCTGGATCTTGCAATCCAAACCACAGCACATTTGCATTGGTTCCATGCAACCAGCCAAACCAAGTTCCTCTTGTCCCGTTCTTAAGATATCCCTGGATACCGTAAGCTAGAGCACCCTCAGCAATCTGGGTGGAAGGAAAAATGCATTCAGTCCAGGCATTTTGAACTGGGTTATAGAACCAATGCCCAATCCCACTTGTTCCAGTATAAATAAAGAGATAATCATCAACCAGAGTGATAAAGAAATTAGGAGAAGCACCAGCCAAATCGATATTAATGGGGTGTGTTTCCCAACGTTTCTGAATAGAATATCCAGCATAATCGTAAACAACTCCATCTGATCTATACAACCCTCGCAGACTCAGCGTATAGATTAGTCCACGATATTCAAGAACTGCATAGGGAATTGCTGCACCAATTCCATTATCGAAAAGCTTCACAATCCAGGAAGCAGGCAAAGCGGCCGGGATTAGGTAGTATGTTGCGTTCCTCTTAAAGATGAATAGGCGTTCTCCAAATGGAAGAATGTCTGTAATGTAATCTCCGTCACCAGGAACAACGTCAAAGAAACCATTCGCCTGCCAGTTTCCTGGATCAGTAATTTCCGAGAAGAACACTCGGCTAGATTGTGCCTGAGGGTTTTTAATTGCAAAGCAACGATCCTTGAAAATCACTGACTTAATAATATCATCGGGAGGGGTTCCCGTTAGGGTAGCTGCTCCAATTGTAGGAGCATCAACCGTCCAGTCAGAAACAGTAAAGCCTGTTAATGATGGAGCCGATGAATTAGACCAGACGTAGACGTTCTTGTTGTAAAGAACAGCCGAGTGAGCATCTTCCCCTGCGCCGGAGAAAGCAAAGTCCGTATTAGACAGATCGGTGTCTACCGGAGTGAGATAGATAGTATCACCAGAAGTGTATAGAATTCGGCTAAAGAAGATTCCAAGCATTCCTACATGACCTGCCGGAGCATCAGGAGGGAGGGCGAAATATCTCAGTGGCTTCCTTCTAACCAAATCACCAGTGTCAGAAATGATCAAGTTCTCGACAGTCTCGAATTCTTTGTCATCAATTACATGATTTGGATCAGAAACATTAACACCCTTGAAGGTGCTGATAGTCTTGTGATCTTCACGAGGAATAGGCATTTACCCCCACCAATCTGCCGGGTCATCCCGCACTACGGGGAATGTCTCTCGCATCCTATTCTCTTGATCATGCCGTACAGCACCGAGATTAGCATCCACTTCCTGCTTCAATACTCGGGCCTGTTCATAATCCTCGTTTAGTTCACGAGCACGAACCATACACATTCGGACTACGTCCATATGGAATACTACAGGGAGGGGCAATGGAACGTTCGGATCATCTATTCTAGCCGGAGCCTGAACATACCAAACCTTCAACCCGTTGGTAACACTCGTTGCGGGCAAAGGCCAAAGGTAGATTTTATCCCCCCAGACATAAAACTTGCAGGGGCTACCAGCAATGTCTGACGGGAGAACTCCAATATCGTCCAGTTCATTGATGGTGACCCGTTCCAAAGGAACCCCATCAAAAGTTACGCGCTTCTCACCGATGAACTGTGTCGGCAGAGTGACTCCGTCAGTAGTCGGGCCATAAGTGGCTTGAAACTCAGCCTGTGCAGTTTCCGCCTGACGAACAACCTGCATGATTGCTTCGTTGGCCCAGTCTTTTATATCGCCTACTTCGATCTGAACCTCGAAAGAGTCACCGAATAGACGTTGTACCTGACGAATCACATCTCCAAGATTCAAAGGAGTACCACTTTCGTACGACCATCATGACCATGAATATGGTTCACGGCTTCAATATTGTCGTATAGAACAGTGGAATTGATATCAGTAAACCAGCGCATAGCGACTCGACCGTCAGGCCAAATAACTCCACCTGCGACAGTTCCTGTACCAGAAACACCTGTTATATCTTCTTCTCGTCTGAGTTCAAAGAGTTTCACGTCACCGACTTTCCATTACGCTTTGTAATTCCCTCATCATCCCGCAGAGTTACAACTTCGCCCGCAGAGTTGGGGAATGAATAAGTTCCCTTCGGATTCGCCACGATATGCTTAACAACGTCCTTAGCTTCGCCAAACGATTCCGCCTGCTTATCCTTCTGGGCCTTTCTTGCCCGAGCGTTGGCTAGATCAATGGCGCCCTCAACATCGAAGATCGTAGTATCGGCGGCCTTGACCCTATCCATTACAGAATCGTCAAGTTTCCAGACAGAGAAAACAACTCGAGCTTTTCCATCTCGACAACGTTCAAAGATGATATAAGGAGCGTCCGCCAATTCTCCCTTGCCTGGCTCTAGATAGGCAATATCTAGATTAGAATCGTATGCTCGAATTTTTTCCACGATACGAAAGACGTCACTCTGTTCCCGCATTAACGCTTCGGGGGTGGCTTGAAGAAGATCCGTAGCTGTTAAAATGCTCCCGGTTTCTGTTCTAGTTGTTCTACCTTCATGCACTATCATTTCTCTCCTAAATGCGAAAGGGGACTAAAAGCCCCCACAACTCCTAGTCCCCTTTCGTCTTCCCCGCTGCCCCATCTGGGAGGTTTGATGGGTACAACGATCTAGCCCTTTCGCTTGGCACCGGCATTAGGCTTTGGCCTTCTCGGGCCAAGTCCACTAAGTTGTCCCTTAGCAGAATCCTCTGCCTTAGCAAATCCAAGACGCTTACCAGCAGCCCTTCTCATCATTGAATTACCACTCTTAGCGGCCGCTCCACCAAGATATTTAGTTCTATCCGTTCCAGCCCCAGGATCTCTATCACTAGCCATTGAAGAAATTACTGTTGCCCCCTTACCAGGACCAGCGGCGCCTTTGGAAATAATTCCAGGGCGACGAAATCCCGTCCTTTGATCATTAGTCACATTAATCCTTTCGCGTTGTGCTTTTTTCGACGCAGGGGACTGTGGAGTTCCCGGTTTCCAAACAGTATTATCTACATAAGCAGTTCCCTTATTCGGACCAGAAGCTCCTTTCGTATCCCTATCAGCCATATCTTTGTCCCTTCTTTTTCCTAACATCACCGGGAACTGCTCTGTGCATCGGCTGACGACGGTTTCCACCAGTTTGAGCGTCTACAAAATCAGCATAGCCATCATCTTCTGATGGTCCGCCCACTTTTTCCCCTCTTGGACCTTTACCACCATCCAACCCAAGGCGACGACCGGCAGCCCTAGAATATTTCCCTCTTCCTCGACCCTTCGGCACTTTACCTCCATACTCTTTAGTCCAGCGCTTAGCTATCTCTGGGTGATTAGCCCAGAGATATCTACGCTGTGATTCCGACTTGAACGGCATTACGAGGAATTGTTAGAATTCCGAGCGTAATTAGCTGCGAATGCTCCGGGCTTACCGTGCATCAATCTTTTCCCAGCAGCCCTTTGTAGTGCAGCAGAACCATCTCCCTGACCACCACCGGATGCAAGACCCATTTTAAAATCTGGTGCGCCATCAGAAAGTCTAGCGCCTACTCCATTTCGATGCTTGTTGAAACTCTGCTTAGGGGTTCCGCCCCGAGGGGCAGGATAATCGCCAGGCATGAAAGGAATGTTGTTTCCAGTTGGCATTAAGTTCCTTTCCGATTGAGTGGGGGGAGCAATCCACCATCACTCCCCCCACAAGTTTACGATTCCAGTACGCCTGTATGCAGGACGTGAGCGTTACGCTGAGAAGTCCCATATTCAAAGTAGCACTTCATCATGCCTTCCCAGGCATCGAAGCCAGAAACCCACTTGAAGATAGAACCATCAACATCCGAGAAGTACCAAGGACGCTTGCGGTACTTCTTGATCTTTGTCTCATCCATGTAGAACATCTGTCCAGTATTAGGAGCGGTTCCATTGGACGGGCAATCAGGATCTTCGACCACCGGAATCTCAGTTCCGTAGTTGAACGGAAGCCCCTGGAAACCACCAGGGAAAGCCTTCGTATCAACATAGCGGCGCTGCTGAGTAAGCAGTACGAAGTAGGAACGGCGAACACCGAGCGTAGTGAAAATAACCGAAATCTTTCCACCATTCACACGACCCAGGTCACAAGCCTTAATCATATTAAGCTCAGACAAAGCACCTGCAATTGCAACAGTGTTTCCCTTCCACACCTTCTGGACAGCAGGATCAAGACCATGCAGAACAGAAGTTGCAGAAGTAATATCAGAGAAGGAAGTCGGCTCCAAGAGTCGGTTACCTTCACGATAGATACGAGAGTTCGCATCCGTCAGGGCTGTTGCCGCAGAAATCGTAATCTGGGTAGGCGAAACGATATCAGTAATCGTCACGTTGGCAACACCAGTTGCCACAGACCCCGTTGTTACGTTCCTAATGTCAATCTGCTCACCAATCGAAAGGAACTGAACAGTATCAACGTTAATCGTTGTGGTAGCCGTGAAAGCTGCAATAACCTTAGCAAGAGCAGCGTTCTCGCCCTGGTAAACACCATAAGCGATTCGGTTCTCATCCTTAACAACGTCAGTCTTAAGTCCGTCCATTTCCTCATCGAGGGCAGACGAGAAAGCCTGCGGGTTTGTTTCCGCAAGTTCCATTACCTGACCAGTAACACGGAATCGACCATATCCGTACTTAAGAGGAACCTGGACCGCCGCATAACCTTGCTGGCCGGCAGCGCCAAGTGCCGTATCTTCTGCACGGTAGGAAACACCAGTGTTACGACGAGTGCGAATCGGGAAAGTGACATACTTGCCACCAACCGTATCGACCACATTCTCCGAGGAACTTTCGATTCGCTTTACAGCGATGACTTCCTCGTTCTTCTGATCTTCGATCTTGCCCTCATAAATCTCTTTGAGCATGGAGTTGACCGTTGTCATTGTTGCGCCAGGCATTTAAAACCTCCTATGAGTTGTCGATTGTGGCCTGGAGTTGCTGAGCAATATATGCTCGTCTTTCCTTATCCCCCATCTTAGAGGGATCAACCCCGCCGTGTGCAACAGAACCATTTCCTCCAAGAACTCTCGGAGGTGGTTTAATGCTCTGACGACCGTCGATTGCCTGCTGAATAGACTGTTCCCATTCTTGAACTGCCTGAACGGGGTCCATTCCGTGATACATTTTGAGGAGAACTGCTTCCTCATCAAACTCACCAAACTGGGAATGAAGCTGCCCTAGAACATTATCGAGTTCAGCAGCTTCTTGTTCCTCTTGTCGGCTACTATCGAACCCTAGGACTTTGTCGGCAAGCGCGGCGATAACTTCCTGCTGCTTGACCATCATCTCTGCAAAGTCATCGGGGACTTCACCTTCCCAGGGGTTCTGGAATTCCCCCTGGTGCGATTGCTGATACTGTTGCGGACCTTGGAAGTATTGCTGAACTTCGGGAAGGTCAGATTCCGCAAGAACTCGGAAGACTTCCTCCGGGCGCTCATTCATCAGATTATACAAAGCGCGTGCCTGAGAAAGTTCCTGGGGATCGCCAAGTTCTTTGTACGGACGATATTGATCGTGGATCGACTGGAAACGCTTAGTAACCTCTCCCTGCCAGCCCTTGATGTATTTCGCAACAACGTTACGATCTACCTCAGGAATACTCGACAGATAGGGATTAGCAAGATCATCAGGACTCGGAGCATCAGGTTCTCCGGCCGGACCAAAATTGATTTCTACAGGAGGTTGTCCCGAATCGGGAGCCGTGTCACTCATTGTGATTGTCCATTTCTTTGTGAAACAGGTTGTCCAGGCGGAGCCTGTTCTTCTTGCGGAGGTTGCATCATCATCGACTGCATCATTTGCTCTTGCGCTTGCATAAGCAATTGCTGCTTGGTCCCTTGATAGTGCATAAGGTGTATCTGCTGAATTTCAGGCGGAAGAGAACTGAATTCCTCCGTCTTCATATAATCGGCATGGCCTTGCAGATGGGCCGGGATATTGTCAAACTCATTAGGAACAACCGGCTGACCCTGACTCATCATAACGTTTTCACGCTGAACCTGATGTTGGTCAACCTGCATATCCTGGTAAAGCTTCGTGGTCTCGACCATATCTAGGTATTTCAATCCCTGCATCTGATCAACCATGCCCATCTTGACAAGCTCAATAATAAAGGCTTGCCGTGCCGCCCGACTTCTCGGTGCAGCGCTTCCAGTTTCCACTGTGAAGTCTGTATTTCCAGCAATGTCTTGCTTGGAGAATTCTCGAATGGCAGTGAGGCGATTCTCGCCGACTACCTTGACCTTCCTCGATTCGACCCAGTATTCGTTAACGAAGGAGAGAATCCACTTGCCAACCTTTGCAGTTGCTTCTTCGATTGAGGCAACAGTCGGCGCAAATCTATTGTCATTCTCTTCCTGTAGGTAAGAAATTGCACTTGCAGCCGTAATGCCGGGAGGGACCGATCCCTTTGTAATTTCGCCAGTTGCAGCGAGATCGTCCATTTCCCGACCGATACGTTCAAGTTCATCAATGACGTAAGTCGGAAGGGAAGGAGGTTGGACCGGCTTTGGTTCCTGGAATCCTGGGGTGAATTGAATAACAAGACCTGGCTCCGATGTCATTTTGTTGGCATCCACAGAACCCTTTTGAGCGGTCCATTGTGGTTTCGCCATCTTATTCTTGGCTTCGATTACCTGCGAATGGGACCTGTTCAGTTCTCTTTGCAGAGGAATCAGGTCAACCAGAGTTGATTCTCCATAGAACCTCCCTGTAGGAATATGGTCAATCTTAGCGAACGGGAAGTCCGTTCGGACATAAGGCCAAGTCTCTTGGAAAGAGAGAAGCGTCTTGCCTGCCCAAACAATTAGAGCGCCCTCTGGATACTTAAGGCAGGGCTTTACCCAGATCTCATAGCATTGAACCTTGTTCTTCGTCGACTGGTTACTCTTAATTCCCATAGCCGAGAAGAATCGCTGCTCTAATGCTCCGCCTCGAACTTCCGCGTTTGGCTCCATCTTTACGCCATAAGTCTGTTCAATAGCACTAGACTCTAGAAGCATCGTATGGATAACATGCGGCTGCCCTTCGATATCTTCCTCCTGAATATCAGGCACGTAGATATGGAAAGGAGTTACAGGATCAAATTGAGTTGTCCCAGGAACTCCCGAAGGGTCAATCTTTTCAGCATCCCAATAAGTCTTCATGAAGGCTGTGCCACAGAGAGTCATCCAGTGAGCAGCCGAACGAAGCTTCTTATTGAAATTCAGTTCTCGAAGTTCATACTCGGCAATTTCTCTAGCCGCCTGTGCTCCCATTCTATCCTTCTCATCTGTAGTATTCGGAAGGACATAGAATTGAGGAACTTGCCGAGTCACCTTTGTAAGTTCGGTGCGGACAATTCGTCGGCACCTATTGACGATCATACGAACTCGATACGGGGGAGCCGCAGGCTCGTATAGTTTCGTCAGCGAAGTTGAAGATCCACCTGGAACCCAGGCGACGTAATGACGACCAAAGTAGAAAGCCATGTTGAGATACCATTGTTGCTCAAAAGCAAGCCGAGGCTGAACGCACATATCAACTTGCTTTTGAGCCCACTCAACAACTTTCTGAGTATCTCTAGCAGAGAGAACTTTCTGCTTCTTTGGTGCAGGAGCAGGCTGAACTTGGGCCGGCTCAGATCCCATTGCTGCCATTAAATTGGAAGGCATTTCAGTCATTGTCAAGGTCTATCAATACCTCTCCTGTACCATGATCTGATTCTGTCGGACTAACAAAGTCAGAGATTGAGCCTGACTGGTTCGTCCCTAGTTGAGCGTACGATTGCCATTCCTTCGTCATCAGACGATTCAGAAAGTCCTTCTCCCTTTCGTCCTGACGATTGAGAAGTCGCTCTCGTTCTTGCTCGCTTCTTTGGGCCAGATTCGTCAGCATTTCCATCGACTTGCGGTACATCGTCCGCACAGTCAGCAAGGAGGTTATTGATACGCTCGCTATCAAAACCGAGCAAATCAATAGCACGACTAGCGTCTCTGTGTTCATGTAGTTCTGCCTCCAATTCGGCAATTCTCTTGTGGTACTGCTCTACTTCTTCGCCCTTCTTGATATACCCACAAGTGTTAGCCAGGAGGTCAAAACAGATATCGCAAAGAATGATAGCGTATAACGGCGTATCAAAATAATCGATATCTGTATCTAGGAACCATTCTCTTGGAGAAGAACTAGCCGCTCCGCAACTTGCACAGGTTCCCGGCAGCCTAGTGGGGATTTGTTCGACTACGGGATTAGTAATCACTTCTTCGCAGCCGCCTCTACTGCCTCACGGTCTCGATCGACTACGCCCTCTTCGCCATCAACAACAATCTTCACAAGAGAATCCTGCAAAGGATCAAGTCGATACTGAGCCTGGCCCGTAGAACCAGCAACAAGAACTCGCTGGAGAGTATCAAAATCTCCAACCTTTGTCTCTTTACCATTTACTACAAGAACAACCTTCGACATTTAAAACTCCGATCCGACCCAAGGGTCTGAATAACTAACTAGCTCTTCTTCATGGACGTTGTCATATCTAACCCCGTCGGGAGGTAAAGATGGGGCAAGTCCACGAAGATTGTCTAGGTTCTGCTTAACTTTCTCTATATGCTCAGGACGAGAACACATCATATAACGGAGCGTGTCACAGCAATGATCGTCCTTTTTGTTGGGCTTCTCTTGCACATTCCGCTTTTCCGCGAGCACCTTGTTAGAGTAAGTCGCCCATCTGTAACGGCCATGTTCCCAAATGGCTTTCTCACAATTTTGTGTGAAGAACAATTGATGATTCTTGAAAGCTGACGCCACGACTTGCAGTCCCACATCAACATCGTTATTTCCTGAGATGACCGGAACACCTGCGAGCGTATATTCAATTTGCACCGAAGTTCCTGTGAGGGGATTCGTCTGAGACATTGAAGGATCGCCTACATTATAGAGAGGCTCTATTCCCCACTTTCGGTTCGTTTCTTTGACGATTTCAGCGTGGTCCTTAACCAACATACCGCTAGCGTAGTGCTCGTCAAACACAATAACAACACCATCTCCTGATACCGCAGCCCATAACCAAGCGGTAGGATTATTGTACCCATGGTCAACTCCGTTAAAGAAGGTCCAATGCTTAAGCATGGACGTAAATTCTTCACTTTCTACAGGGAGGGGAGGAATAATACACCCCGGACCGAACTGCTTGTAGATCAATCCGCCTATCTGAACGAACTTGCCTGCTCGCCGAGCTTGTTTCTCTTCATCATCCATAAGACTGACAAGCATATCAATTTCGTTCGTCGAAAGATACGTATTGTCGTCCATTGAGACTTCAATGACGAACATATTAGGGTCCGTTCGGGCCTTTAAGTAAATGTCGTCATATACCCAGGTCATACCTTCCACCGGAGTTTCTGTTAGCCACCATTTTCCACCGGTATCAATCAGACGAGCCATATTTTCGTTAAATATCGCCTTCGGCGGCTCTTCGTCGAACCAAATAGCGTGCCTACTTGTCCCAGCGTGCTTGATTAGAGGCATTTCGTGCGTAGGGAAGTCCATTGTGGACCCATTATCTAGGGTCAAGACCTTTTCCGCCTTATTATAGGAATCTTCCCAAGATCCGTTAACAAGAAAAGATGGCGGGATCCATTTCGCTAGTTCTGGAAGCATGATTTGAAGCAAACCATGGGGCCAGTCAGCCGAAACCCCCCGTAAACGAACAGGGGGTTCCGGTGTTTCTTGATATGGATGCTTCCCGGTCAAGAACCAGGTACTCTCAGTAGCCCCGCCGACAGTTTTCCCAGATCGGTTACCTCCAATGAAGCTTCTGCCCTTAGCAGGAGACTTATGGAACTGAATCTGGTGATCCATCGGATGATATCCAAATATTGATGGACGTTGAACAGCATTCCGCAAACTTTGAACGAGCGAAGCGGCTACTGTCTCAAATGTTATGGGGGCTGCTTTTCTAGGCATTATTCAGTTACAGGCTTATTCCTAGCGGCCCAAACAGCAACGACCGAAACAACTCCGGTAATCACAGCGGAAACAATCAGTCCCCACTCGTCCGAAGAAATCGTGTCATCACTAAGAGCAGCCTGCCAAACAGCGGCAATTGTACCGGCAGCAGCGACTACTGCTGCGGCAATGGCTTTCCAATATGCACTAAACATTTGCTCTCCTTAAAGTAGAAGTGTTGTTACTGTACCATTGTTGATTCCGTCCCCTCCGAAAACCATCGGAAGGAACCAGAAGAACAGGATCAGAGCTACGATTACAGCAAGAACGATCCATACTGCTGACGGAACACTACGCATTTCACCCCCTTAAAATTAAAGTGATAACTACTGCGACAATAGAAACTAATAGAGATGCCCCTAAGACAGCAATTGCCGCTGTCGCTTGATTACCAGATTTGTTTTCAGAATCACCGATTCTGAAAGATTCTATCTTAGTTAATCTCTCCTTCACATCATTAATAATATCTTGAAGATTAGTCATACTAGCATTGAAATTGATTGTAATTTGTTTCAGTTGCTCGTTTGTTCCCTTCTCCGTCTTCTCAATCGCCTTGTCTGTAGCTGTAGTCTGTTCTTTAACAGCTTCCTTCTGAGCCGTCAAGGCGGCATCAACAGCCGCCTTCGTATCTGATTTTTGTTCAACTCTTTGCCGTTCAACAAGTTGAAGTTGCTGATCTACTGATCTAAACTTCTCATCCATCAGCTGATGGAAAGCAGTCAATTCTTTTTGAAGAGAAGCATCCTGCTTCGCCATCTCTCGAAGGAGTTGCTGAGTTGTAAGAACAGTAGGATCAGGTACAGGGGTTAAACCCGTTAACCCTTCCGCCATTTCTGCCATTTATTCTGACGACCTCCTGTGATCTTCGTCCGCTACTGCCTTAGCGATTGCTGCCAGTTGTGCATCTCCAATCTGGACACTATCCGCAATTACCTGAATTTGTTCAGGAGTAAGTGTAAAGTCTACATTGTCCGCAGCGTGTAGTACGGCAGCGATTAGAGCGTGCGTAAGACTATGAACATAAGGAATTCGATCAATGTCTGATTGCAGCATCGGAACTGTCTCGTAGCCTGCCTTTGTCAGCGCACCGGCTAATTCAGCAGAAGCGTAAAACCAGCTACTGCAATCTGCCGCCACAACAATAGGCGAACCTGCTACGTTCTTTGATAGGAATGCCATTATTTCCTCCTTCGGAGGGATTGATGGTAGTGGGTACTGTCCCCAATCTTCGTGAAGTGGGGTGTTTTCATCATAAGGGACACCTAGTTGCGGGTAAGACTTACTACCGTGCTGAACAAGTCTTATATAGGGGCTTGGTTTTGGTGACCACGATGTTGCATCCTCGGGTAACCATCCCCATGTTGCGTATCCTGCTTCAACACACGCATTGATAACTGTGGTGCCGCCATAGAGAGGCTGCGGTCCACGTTCGTTGCCGTCCATACATCCGTGCATATATTCGACGGCCAGATGAAGACTACTAGATGGAATTCCTGAATCCTGCACAGTGAAAATAACTGGCCGAGAAAGAGGATGACCTAATTCACGACATTGTGCCAAAGCCATTCGGCCGTGTTCTACTCCCCGTGAATAACCACCCTGCCAATCAGCTTTGTCTACCTGACAATTAAGTGTGATAGGAATTCTGTGCGCTTCAAGAGATTCATATTCGGGTGGGCGAATACGTTTTGCGTCGTTAAACGCCCATCGTGATTGATCGACTCCGTGCTTCGACAAATAACGGCAGACACCAAGTGCTCCAACTAAAACAAGTGTTGCATGATTTGGGCGACCCGTTGAATAATCAAAGACGTGGGGCATATTACCATCCACCACCGTCATCATCTTCGTGTGGCTTCTTTGGCTCAGGAACAGGGGGCGGAGGAAATTCAGTCCAAGGAACTAAGAGTTCTGGCCGAACATTTCCTAATGCTCCCTGTCCGGTAGGCGAATTCCAACCTCCACGCGGATTCTCCGCTAATTCAGGAGCGCAGCATCCTGTAGAGCGCATACGATAATGGGGAGCAACTTGATGATTTGGGTGAAGCTGCCCCCTATTCACCAATTCTTGTCTCAGCCACCTGAATGAATCCATCCAACCCTGAGTTGGTTGATTACAGTTCGTAATATTGAACTGCACGCCATAGGACCAAGAATTAGCATTCAAGCAATGAGCAGCCTGAAATTCGCCGCCCATCTCCCAAATGTAATAATTCGGAGCGGTTATGACATAATTGTATTCCCAAGTCTTCCCAACATTCTTAGCATACGATTGTAATGCTGCCATATGTTGAGCATCAGACCAACCCGAGCGGGGAGTTCCAGAACATTCTCCTACATGGTGAACTAACAGCCACATCGAAGGACGCTGAACTCTTGCAGTTGTATGCGTGAGGGGGACAATACCGCCCTCTTGTCTAGTAATTATTCGGGGCATTATTGATCATGCTCCTGATATTTATCCCGCTCTTCTTCCATCATTTGAAGCCCTTCGGGCGTAGAAGCAAGTTCTGTCACTTGCGTCCACATCTCTTCCAATTCGGCTTCGAGTTCTTTATGAGTGGGGTCCATCTAAGCCCTCCCTGTCATTTGTCCTAGGTGGTTTCTGCGAACAAGAGGAACATATAACTTGGGTGCTACGCCAGAGACTAGTTCTTTAATTTGGACTCCAATCGTCTGCCAACGAACAGAAGTAAAAGTCATCGTGGCAGTTAAATCGGATCTATCTGTTCGCCACTCTGCCCGGCCCCCATGATTAGGTCCAGTGTCCTGATGAGATGTTCCACCTGTCCAACCGGCTTCTGAAGTAGAAGCAGTATTACCTCTGTGAATATGATACGTTAAGAGAGCATCTGTAGCAGAACCTAGAGAGGGGAATGTAATAGAAGAAGTCCCCGAGGTTGTTCCTGTAGGCCCTACAACTGCTTGAACAACTGTTCCCGATGGATCGTGTCCGGTACAAGCGAGTAGAGAATGAGAAAAACCAATTGCAGTGATTCCGCCATCAATATTAACGTTAAACCCGGCAGTTCCGGGTGAAGCCGAACATTGTAACCCCCAGGCGCCAATTGCTGTAATTCCATCAACTTGCTCTCCAATTAATTCTACCCAGGTTCCACCGTAAGCATTAACAGGCGTACTGGCAGGAGCAGTTGTAGCGTGACGAGTAGCAGTAAATAGAACTAGAAAAGAACTAGCAGGTGGAGTATTAGACCCAACAGCATAAACTGTCGCATCGGCAGGGTTATATCCTCGTGTTTGTTCAGCTACCGCTACCGTCATCACGGACCCACTAAAGGGATATGGATTACTCGGTCATTCGTACTTAAGGCAGGAGTATTAGGTCCTGTAACAGTAATGTTGTTAGCTCGACCTAATTGTTGGTGGGAGACTCCTACCTGACTAGCTACATTGGCCCAAGTATCTCCTGGGGCTGTGAGCCAATGTTGAGTATCTAATCGGGGCATTACCACTCCGTGACATATGCATTACCAGTTCCAGAAGCAAGGATTCCATCCACTCGTCCAGTATACATTCCTGCTGCTCCTGGAATTTCATAAACTGCTGCCGCTGGAATCTTTACTGTCAACGATGTTCCAGATGCGGTTGTTCCAAACTTCACAAAAAGAACCGTAGCAGCATCGTTGAAAATAGCCAATCCCTTTCGGGCAGCATTAGAAGCTTGCAACTGAGCGCTTGTAGTAGAAACCGCAACCTGAGTAACTGTGGCAGAAGTAGAACTTGGTTGACGAGAAATATCGACCAGCATCCCATTAGCAATGCTTCCTCGCACGCGGTCCCAAGTTGTTCCATTGAAGAGAAGATTCTCTACACCAACTGAAGTTGTAGTCGGGTTTGCTGTAGCATCAGCTAATGCTGCGGCAGCGGGTAACTCATCAATAGCGTGAGATGGAACCGATGCTAAAGAAACCGGAACTGCCGAAGCACGCAGTTGCGTATCTGTAAGGGGCGGGACTTGTCTATCCCAAGTTGCTCCATCCCAAACCATATTATGCCCGGCAACTGCGGGAGCAGTTGGATTAGCCATATTATCTGCAAGAGCGGCCGCTGTTGGAAGTTCAGTATCAATAGCACCGGAAACTGCAACAGTTCCATCAACTGTAATAGAGCCACCGGCGTCTGCAATATTTACAGCACCCTTTCTTGTGGTCCAGATTTGAATTTGATCCCCGTCAGCCGAAACATCAGCAGGAGCCGCCGCAGAAGCTCTCGCAGAAATCCCGACCAGGCCAGCGGCTTGCGGAAGGTCAGTATTTTCGTACCCTTCAAGCTGGCCAGCAACACTAAATGGAAAATCAGGATCACCAGCAACCCACAATGAACCACTTGAAGTTCCATGAGATGCAATCCAATCACCATTCGCTGAAACAGCAGCGGTGCGAGAATCATCTCTACGCATCATAACTGTTGTTCCAACAGGATCAGCAGGAGTTACTGCATCCTCTGTATATTCAGTTCCGCCACCGCCACCAGTTACAGGAACTGGGGTTGCTCTTAATTGTATATCCGTAAGTGGACCGGATACTGGAACAGCAGTAGCACGCAACTGAGTATCAGTTAATGCTTGAGTTGCACGATCCCAAGTTGCTCCATCAAAAACTAATTGAAGCGCTCCAATAGATGTAGTTGTCGGGTTTGCAGTATTATCTGCAAGAGCCGCTGCTGTGGGAAGCTCATCAATTGAATGGGAGGGAATAGATGCTAATGATACTGGAACCGCTACTGCTCGAAGTTGAGCATCTGTTAGAGGACCAGAAGTCGGAACAGTACCTATAATTCCTACAGGGAGGGGTTTTGCTGCGGAAATTGCTCGAAGAGTGTCTGCTGTATCTTCCCAGAGCATTGCTTGCCCAGTAATAGTTGCATCTGTAGCACCTTCTGTGTATTCAGTACCTCCGCCGCCGCCCGTAACTGGTACTGGCGTAGCCCTTAGTTGTGCGTCGGTCAAAGCTCCAGAAATAGGTATAGGCGTAGCTCTAAGCTGAGCATCTGTTAATGGGCCAAGAACATTGATAGAATCAACGACCTTGACATAAAGTTCTCCATTAGCTGTTGCCCGTAGCGCAACCCAGTCACCATCAGAACCTTGAGCAGATAAAGAATCTGCTCGAATTGCTATAACTGTTGGCCCAGTTGGATTTGCTGGGGCAACATCGTCTTCAGTGTATTCAGTCACGACTGGACCACCTCCTCCACCTCCTCCGAGGGGTTCGTATAAAGTGTCTGCTAATGCTTGTGTAAGAAATGCGTTAACAATCCCTACAGGGGACATTTCAGGAATAATTAGATCTAGAACCTGATTAGTTCCTACAGGGAGAGAGCTTAGAACTTGAATTAGATATGTCTTCCATCCGCCGAAAGCGTAATCTTCCTTGACTTCATACAACGTCCCGGTAGGCGTGATTGTATCGTTGCATTCTATCGTGGCCGACCAAGTTCCATCCGCGGCCGTAAAGAGTGTCAAATCAGTAACAACTGAAGAATCATCTACCGTCCTGAACGCGACCTGCGTAAGCAGGTGAATTCTGATTTCAGCGTTCTCAATTGGAGTCCCGGTAATATCCCTGACAGTTCCACCGACAGTTTTAGTTGTCATACTGGTGCTCCTGACGGTCCAATATCTTGCACTACGATGCTAGCTT